GTCGCGAGTACAAGTAGGCATAATAAGAAACCCCTTAAGGGGTAGCCCGTGAAAGAAATGCAGTCGGCAAACCTTTCGGGGCCCCTTAAGGGGCTTCGTCCGTATCATGCCCTTCCAGGGCTTCCCAAGCCTCCGGCTTAGCCGGAGGTTTTGACTTAGGCGGGTTAGGGTTCCCCGTTTTCCTCAAATGGGTCTTGCAGGGCTTTCCGGCGCTCTTCTTCCGTCTGACAGTCAGACAAGTCCAGGACGGGAAAGGGCAGGTGCGGCGGAGGGGATACAAGCTTGTAATACTGGCCGCTTCTGTAGTTTTCGTCTGATACCCAGTTCCACCAGCTTATATCCCCATGCTGCTCCATGGCGGCCTCCATCGTCGAGCGGGCTTGTTCGCGGGTCAGGCCGTCGAACAGGAGACGGGAGCCGTCGGCAAAGGCGGCGACACAGCGGTAGGGGGCGAAAACTTTTGTGTTACTCACTGGTCGGCCCTCCCTGCTGTGCCTCACGCGCCATGCGTTCTTCTACGGCTTGCAGGATGTAACCTTGCAGGCTTTGACCGGATGCGGCGGCGGCGGCGCGGATTGCCGCGCCGCGCTCCTTGATGGGCTTTAGATAGATGATATCGCACTTTTGACTGTAGCGGTCGTTGGATGCCCGCTTTTTGGGACTGACAGGCATTTTCTGTCCTCCTTTCGCGTTCGTGTGCTGATATGATAGCACGGTTCCATGCGGAATACAAGCGTGCTTTTTGCTTGCGGTCAGAACAGGAAACATATTTGCCCTCCCTCTCCTACTGGATATTCCGGCAGTTCGGGAGCGGGCGGCGGGGTGCGCTGGGGTTCGTCGGGGTAATAGCCATGTGCGGCCAGCTTGCCTAAATAGTTCACGTCCAGACCGTCACGCATATACTTTACCGGGTCCATTGTTCCGCCGCTGATAATGCCGTCCAGGACTTCCGATGTTTCGTCAGCGGTGAACAAGTGCCATGTGTCTATGCCGGTGGACGTTTCGGGGCTGCTCGTGATCAGCGCAAAAAACTGCGCGCCGTCCTTACTGTGGAAGGGGATGCGGCGGGTGGACATGCCAACGCGGGCACATTCGTTTTCATACTCCGATATGGAGCGGAAGCCGTGAAATTTCATTTTGCTGTGCTCCTTTTTGTTTTAGATTTTGGACTTGCCCATGAGCGCCCGCCCGTTGCCGGGCGGCTGGACTTGCACCAGCGGCGGCGGGGGCCGTCGGCCTTGCGGGTATAGGCGCTAAAAGTTATCCCGGTTCTGGCTATCGGCTTTTGCTTGCGCTTCCTGGCGATTCGTGAAGCAGGTTCTTCCGAAGAAACTTGCCCAAATATAGGTCGTTTCTTCAATTCCGCCCTGCAAGCAGGCAATTTGTGTGTCACCACCGAATAACTCTGTCTTTTTAATGCCGGTAATTGTCAGATTTTCGATTTTGGGGTCGTGGTGAATCCTTGGGTCCACATAGTAAACTATTTGACCGATTTTCAATTCTTCCATTTTGCGTACCTCCGCTTTTGGTTTTGGGCTTTCGCCCTGGGGCGGGGCCGCTTTGGCGAGCGGTGCGGCCCTGCTGGGGTATCCGCTTCTGTGTTATGCCAAAGGCATAAGGGCTTGACCGTCGGGGGCTGTCTGGATTTCTCCGGCTGCATTCTCGGCGCTGGTGGGTGCCGGGGGCGCGGCCCGCTGTGCGGTGTCCTCGCCAGCGGTAGCCGGTTTTGTGTCGGTGATACCTAAAATGCGCTTGGCGTCGTAAACGGCGTTTCTGGTAAGTTGACGCTGCCACGCCTCATTTTTGCGGGACCACTTGAAGCCGTGGGATTTCAGGGAAGAGCGGATTTCCTCGTCGGGGATTTCGTTGAAGAGGATTTGCAGGCGGTTTGCCTCCATGTTCAGAAAGATTTTCCCGCCGTCAAATTCCAGGGTGTTTGCCGCGTCGTCCTTGTGTTCCTCCAGGCTGTCCAGCTTGGCAAGATTTTCTTGCGCCCGCTTGATTTTGCCGCGAAGGCTGGCAAGTTCAACGTCGGGGAAGGGAGTTTGTGCAAAGGCCGGAGCGCGGCTGATTGCCTCGTCCGTTTCGGCGGCTTTTTCGTCGGAGTAGTCGCGAAAGCCCTTCATGGTTTTGTGCTTGCGGTAGTGGGCATTCATGGCCTTGCAAGTCTCCAGCGTGCTTTGCAGGGATTGCAAGCGGTCCTCCCAAAGTTCGCGGGCGTGGGGGTCCGTCGGGTCAATGGGGCCGGTGCCGACACTGCGGATTTTGTCAAGAATGCCTTGGATGTCGTTCCACTCCTGCAAGAGCGTTTCCCGGCGGGAGTTCTGCTTTTCCTTTTTGCGTACCGGGAAGTTAGAGCCGCCGGAAATGAGGATAGACGGGCAAGCGGCCTCGTTGCGGTAGTAGGCGTTGTAATACTCCGCAAGGCGGCGGGCGTAGCGGTCCAGCAGGCTGTCCAGTTTGTCGTGATAGAACGGGCTGACTTTCTGTTTTCGCTGCTCCACCAGTTCGGCGGCGGCGTCCACCTCGGCGCGGTATTCGGCGGTGGCACTGCCGGGCTCGTAGTCGCGCATGGAGTTCATGTCATTTGCGCGGCGGGCGGTTTCTTCGTGGATTTCGTAGTATTTCATGGTGTTTACCTCCTTTTTGGGTTTGGGCCCTGGGGATGTACCCATGAGCGCCCGCCCGTTGCCGGGCGGCTGGGCTTGCACCAGCGGCGGCGGGGGCCGTCGGCCTTGCGGGTCAGTCAAGGCACATTTCGAGCTTGATTTTGTACTGCTCTTTGAGCTTGTCATAGGCGCGGCGCGTGACCGTGTAGGTGTTGTACTGCTCGTCGTAAGTGATGCCGCGCCCGTGGAGCCGGGGCAAGTCGTCGCGGAGGGGACGGAGAAAGTAGTGCCCGCCATAATGGGCGAGGTCGGCGGAGAAGTCACAGCCGGTCGGCGCGTGGTCCATCTCGTAGTAATAGGCATATTCTCCGGGTTTGTCCGCCTCCACGGTGGGAGACATGACTGCTTCCAGCGCGTCATAGTCGGGGGCGTAGCCGTAAAGCTCACCGGTTTCGGGGATGAACCTGGCGGCGAGCATATCCGGGACAAGGTACGTCGTGCGTCCGTCAATCTTCCGGGCATATCCGCCGGAGACCTTGGAAAAAGTGCCGTCGATTTTTCTTTCAACTGCTGCCATAATGTAAAACCTCCGTTTTATGTTTTGGGTTTGTGGCCCATGAGCGCCCGCCGGTTTTGTCCGGCGGCTGGACTTGCACCAGCGGCGGCGGATGCCGTCGGCCTTGCGGGCTTGATTAGAACAGGGAAAGATTGCCGTTATCCTGGGCTGCCTTGATTATTGCGGCAAAGTGCTTCATTATGTCGGTGGGCTTGCCCACATAGCGGTTGATTTTTTCGGAGATTTCGCTGGCCTGCTCCTGGGCGGCTCTCCTGCTGTTGGCGGAGGCGACGGCCGTGCCGTAAACCGGGTGTACAGCGTACCAGGTCTTGGACTTCTCGCCGGTCGAGTAGTAATTATAAATCCCGTCCGTGTAACCGTCGGCCTTATGGGCGGCGGGGTTGCTGTTCCTGTCGCGGCGGATGGTGTAGAAGCTGCATTTTTTCCAGGGCTGCGGGGTGGGCCTGCCGGGGTGGATGGTCAGGGTTTGCATTTTGGGAGCCGTCTCCCGGACCGGCGCGGGGGCCTGGTCCGGGTCAGCCTTGGGAGCGGGAAGAGCCAGGAGCTGCGCAGGGGCGGGCAGCACCAGACGGGCCGGTGGAAGGGTGAACGCGGGCCGGGCCTGCGTTGGAATCGGGGCGGCGGGCTCGTCCTCCGCCGGGGCTGTCGCCGTGCCGGGCTTAATCCAATATGCGGATTTTTTCTTGGACCATATGCCGCCGAGGGCCTTAATGATTTCGGCGTGGGCGTCCGCTCCGTCGATAATCCAGACGTTGGGCGCGCCGGTCTTTTCGCCCTTGACCTTGTAGGTTAGGCCGGGGAGGCTGTCAAGGCGGGCTTTGATGGTCGCCAGGTCCGGCGCGGGGGCGTTCTTCTCTACCTGGGCGAAGCTGTAGATGTTCGACAGCTTCTTGTAGAAGTGCGGGGAGCTCTCCGGGACATCCTCGCCCGCCTCCTGCGCGGCCTCGACGGCGGCGCGGCTGGGCTTGCTGGTGTGCTTCCAGAGGTAGCAGTCAAAGAGCGGGGCCGCGCCGGCCTTGATGTGGTAGCCGCGGCGGGACCACTCCGGGGCGGTGTGAAAAGGAAGGTCGCCGTTGTAGGCGGTCAAAAGCTGCTGGAGTTGGTCGTCGGTCATGCCGTGCGCTTTCAGGGCGTTTGTGATGATGGTTGTGTTTGTCATGGTAAAAACCTCCTGTAAATTTTGGTTTTGTGGTTGTGTGGTTCGGGCTGTTGCTGCCCATGAGCGCCCGCCGGGTTGCTCCGGCGGCTGGGCTTGCACCAGCGGCGGCGGATGCCGTCGGCCTTGCGGGCTGTTGGGGTTACGCGGTGGCGGGCGTCGGGTATAGGCTTTCTGCATACTGGGCGGCGGCGGTTACATCCAGGCCGGAAAGGCGGGCGTAATGGTTCGCGGTCCA